GACGATGTGTTGTTGAGCTGGAAATTGACGACGGTCGTCTGCGTTGTTGCCGCAGTTCCCATGGTTGTGCATCTCCACCACCCATTGCCAGCGTTAGTGATGCTTGCGGTTCCATTTTGAGTCGCCGAAACTACCCCAGACTCTAAGTCAAATGTAGAATTTGATCCAAAGCCACCTGCATTTAGGTAAAGGTATCTTCTCCCATCAGCCTTGGCATAGACGCTTACACTGTAAATTGTTCCCGCGATTGCGCTAAGGCTACCTTTCACGATGCGGTGGATGCTGGTTGCGGTGCTTTCCACGACTTTGTCAGCATTGATAATTCTGCTTGGGGAAGTAGTGGCGTTTTGGTTTACTGTGACCTGTGATTTGGACCAACTCGCATCGTCGAACTCCTCGCTGCGTGTGATCAAATTCTCAGGCGCATACTCAATCAGTCCCGCAGCATTTACCTGCGTGGCTCCTGATCCGCGAGAGAACTTCGCAGCAGGCCCGCGACGGCTTGTGATAAGCGCATTGCCTGCCGCTGCCGGATCGGTGGTGAATGAGCGATCTAGCGCGAAGGCAAGGTCGAGTGCCAGTCCATCAGGATTGAGCGCCCCGCCGCCTTTCAGCATGTTTCCGAGTGAGTATTGCATATTACCAGCGAAGCTGCATGTTTGAATTAGTGAAGATGCGGTTCGAGATCAGCGTCTGTGTGTGCTGCTCGTCGAGGCGCATCAGCTCGTCTTGTAGGATGAGATCTGCTTCTTGGTCGGCAACAACCGCACGCTCTTGCTGACCTTCCGCACGCAGGTAGTCGGCATAGGTGCCGTGTGCTAGATACTCGAACCATTCGTCAGGGATGAAAAAGGACTCCAGCGATCCGCTTCCATACAGAATGTCGTGTGTCGCCTTGTAGGTCACCCATGCCAACGACGGGTTGAGATTGCCTGCGACGATGGTGGCCCCAAGTGCGCCGACCGTGAATTCGTAGTCCTGCACGCTGGCAGTCAGATACGGCTGATCCCGCTGGATGCGCAGGTAGGTGTCGATTGTGTCTTTGCCGCTCTCAGCGTAGGGAATGTAATTGAGCGCGGGAAAGACAGTCCCTGTGCCTGCTCCTGACCCTGTGGCAACAAAATACGCACCGCTGGATTGCGATGCCATTGAAATCAATGAAATGGATCCCGGGGAGTTGGATATGGTATAAGTGCCAATTCCTCCGGTCCCAGTTAAAAATGCAGTAATCCTAACATCTCCAAAACTGTCAACGTCGGTGATAAAATCGCCAATCGGAATTGTTCCGCTATGCATCACAGCGACAGTCAGTGTGTTTCCGCTGATCGATCCATCAAAAACAGAGTTCCAAGGCAAACCGATATCCTCGTAATTTGTAGTCCCAGTGGCATTTATGTAATAAGCAGATCCAGCAACAATAGAAGATGCAGAAATCGAGTCTCCTGATCGTCTTCTCTCCTCACCGATTTTCAAAAACCGTGTCCAGTAATTGGTGGCACGATACGCCTTCTTTGCCCGGCGATTGATCAGTGCTCGGATTCTCGGCAGCTCGATGGTGGCAAACGCGACACCGCACAGTGCGCTGATCAGTTCCAGCAACTCGTCGTATGTGCGTGTCTTCATCGAATCAGATTTTGTTAACTGCTAGATCAGGCTCAAGTCGTTGGAAATCCTTCATGAACTCCCTGTCGTCCCAGCACTCGCTACCGTATTTCTGAGCCATCAGCAAGTATTCCCGCTGCGGAATCTCTGCAAGTTTCCGAAGTGTGCTTTTGGCATTCACGTGCTGCCGATCCTTCGCGGCGATCAGTGCAGCATCGTTCTCGCGTTTCTTCGCCATCTGCTCGACGAATGCACGCCCACTGCAAAGCTCTCGGATCAATGCTGCGTTCATGGCAGCGTCAGATAATTGGATCATTGAGGTATAAAAAAAGCCGGGGAGCGGGATTGCTCCTACTCCCCGGCAGTTGAGTTCGATTAGCTCAGGTATTGAGCCGTGTCGATGATCTTCAATCCGATCACCACAACCCCGGTGGTCTCACCAGATGTCAGCGCAGCGGAGGTCTTGGCATACACTGGCACTGCCGTTGCGGTGGCGTTGACAGGCTTTGCACCACCAAGGTAGGTAGTGGTTGCTGCCGTTCCTGCGACGAACACGCTGCCTGTGTTGTTGAGCGGGGCGATAGCGGATGAACCACCAATCGTTCCTGCCGCCATCAACTCGGTGGGAGTCGCGCTAGTCCCAATTGACAGAGTCAAAGTGGAAGTCGCAGTGAATCCCTGTGGCCGTGCAATCGTGACAAGATCAAGGCAGCCCCCAGCGGGGATGGTTGCGATTTGATACGTGCCAGCTTGCAGCGCAACAGTGTTGGCGATGATGTCGTTGTGGGACAGGCGGATGATGTCCGTATACGGACACTTTTCGTTATTTGATACTTTAGCCATATAATTATTATATCTATTATTGATCTATCTAATGGATTACAGTGACGCACCAGTGATCTTGCCGTGCGCGCCGGGGTGCTTCACGCAGAGAGTCCCGGTCATGTCAACGAAACCGCGAGGGCCGCCGCCTTGGTCTTCGAGACGCCTAGATCCCATCGGGATGAGCGTGTTGAAGGCGAGGTATTTCGGGTTGATGATGTAGCCAGTTCCAGCGAGGGTGCAGGCTGGATTTGCATTGACGATCTTCAGCATGCCGAAGTCCGAGTCATAGACACTGACAGAGAGCGTAATCGTCTTGCTGGTTGCGTCCTGATTGACGGTGTAGATATTCTCCACACTGTCACCATCTGAGCGCGTGAAGTTGCTGATCACCCGGCGAAGAGCAGTGCCTGCAACGAGTGTCAGCGCATTCATTTCGCCATTCTGCGCGAAGATCGATGCGAGGATCGTGTTGAGGTTGGTTTCGCTTGGAGTTCCTGCCAAGATCGAATCCGCAGGTGTGCGGTATGCGGATGGGATAGCAGTGGTGCCAGCATTGATCCATGCACCGAGTCCACGCATGGTGTAGGGAGTGCCTGCACCGTTCTCGACGGTGAAGTCTTGCGTGCCGGAGATCGTTGCCTCGACGTTGCGTTTCACTTGCTTGATCGCCTTGACTTCGGCCTGCGCGAAATCGGCAGGACCGACGCTCGAAACCGCTTGTTGCAAATTCGAGACGAGGTAGTCGTCGCGGAAAGTCTGCACGTAGTTGCCGAGGCGACCGCGGTTAGAGAATTGGTTGGTGAACGATGTGACGTCTGCACCTTCGGCGATACCAGCAGTGGTCGGCGCGGCCAAGACATCGACGGTCCACTCAGTGTAGGTCGAGTTTGCCTTGCCCTTCGAGCACAAGCTGAGGAGAGGAGTTTGCTCAGGCGCGAGGATCGACAACTCAGTCGAGAGGTCTTCGCGATTGGAAACGGAGGATCCGGTACCCGACTTTACAGCGGGTGCGGTTGGTTGGTATGTATTGGAAATAGCCATAATGGTATTAGTAGAAATTAACTCAATCGTGCAACTCTTGCGGCAATCCAGTCAGATTCGGAATGAGATTTTTGAAACTTCTGCTCTAGCTGATCAGCGACTTTCTTTGCAGACTTCGGTGAGCTTTTCGCTGCGCCAACACCAAACGGAGTCCCTGATACTTTTGACCGGGATGGTTCCGCTGTTTTTGCGCGAGTTGCTACCTTAGCTGTTCTCTGCATTGACTTCGCTGCGTGTGCCAAGAGGTATGCCAGTTGCGGGGCAAGGTCTGGGACACGTAGTTTCACTTGTGCGACGAGTGGGTCTGCCATCATCGCGTTGAATTGTTTCACCAGAGGAGAGTCCTCGTTGGCAAACTCAGGAATCTCCTGTGGGATCAGATTGGTCAGATGTTGTTCCAGTGCTACACGTTGCTCGCGTTTGACGAGTTCTGCATGTTGCGCTGGGATAAACTTTGCCAGTGATTCCCGGGCATTCCTGTTGGCTTTCTTGATCTCACGCTTCGTGAATTCCCGGTCGCCAATGACAATGATGTCATCCAAACCGTAGTCCTCATGCTCGTCCAAGATGTGATCGGTGTCCTTGGCTACCTTCTCCATCTCCTTGACCTGCACCTGTAGGGCATCGACCGTATCAATATTTGAAAACGGATTCTGCTCTGCAGGTATAGCTTCAACTTGTGGTTGGGCCTCCAACTGACTTTTCAATTGCTCCTCGAGGGCTTTCTTCTGAGCAGTCAACTCACCGACTCGGTGTAGTAGACGACTCTTGCCCTTCTTAGCCAATTCTTGGATTTGCTCTGTCGTGAGATTGAGCAAGTCAATTTCTTCGCTTTCCTCTTCAGCCTCTTCTTCCTGCTCTTCTTCCTCTTCAGTCTCCGCTTCTGGTTCCTGATCGTCATCGATCAGACCGTCTTCGTTTTCCTCGAGGTCGTCATCGCCGGAATCATCTTCTGATTCGGTATGCATTCCAATTCGCTGGGCAACAAGTTGCTCAAACGAGATGTTATCTATCACTGGTGTATCTGCCCCAGCGGTGGCATCGGATTGCTTATTCATAAAATCACCATTTTCGCTAGGCGTTAGCGTGTCGCTTCTATCGCAGGATGAACGTGAGGTGTCAATAAATCCCCAAGCACACTGCGTATCATTCAGGAGTTGATGTCAGCATTTCAAGCATCTCTGACAGTGTGGAGATGCTGCCTGTGATTTTCATCACCTCATTCGAGTCCACTGCTTGGCGAAGGTCGGCAAAGAATCGTTCACGTTCGTCTCTAATAAATGAGACAATAACTTTGAATTCATCCCTGTCAGATAATGCTTCGACTGACTGAAGTAATGTTGGTTTTGGTATCTCGGTTATCATATAGATTATTTGCGCTTCTTAATTCCTGCTTGAGACATTGCGATTGCAACTGCCTGCTTTCGGCTTTGCACCGTTGGAGCTTTTGCTGGTCCTTTTGGGTTGCGCCCGGAGTGCAGGGTGCCGGATTTATACTCACCCATGACCTTTGCGACCTTGGCTTGCTTCCCTGCTTTTGTTGTTGGTTTTCTCATATGCGTTACGCTCTTGATTTGCTGCCACTGCACTTCCACTTCTTGCGTGAGAGATTGTTTGGGCTATTAGGATCAGATTTCCAGTCACCCTTGAATATGTATCAGTAAATATATTCCATTGCTGCGAGCGCCATTATCACTGGGTAAGCGATGGCAAAGCAGATAAGTTTGATTTTCTCAATTGCATCCATTTTCATGTGTTTGCGATCAGAAAGTTCAGAAAGAAAGATGAAGGGTTTCATTTAAAGTAATTCTTTGCGGTGGTAATAGCTCTTTCGGAATTGCGAGCATTATTACTCTCAATGGAGTTATTCTGATTCAAATACTGAATTAAATCAACCAATTCTCTTTGTGTCTTAGTTTTCTTATCAGACACTTGCCCCATAGCCAATTTGTTTGCTTCTTGCGCTTTCTTAAGGTCAGCGGATGACTCTTGGGCGTATCTCAGCAATGCTCCGCCTGTTGACGTTGGATGTTCCAACGTTTGCAAAGCCGCAGTCAAATTGAATTTTTTGCTATCCCCGGCACCCCCAAAGACTGAATACTTTTCCCCCTTTTCGAGTTTTTTCAAAGCGTCCAAATGCCTTTTCCTGTATTCGGGATCGGTAATTGCCCGACCTGCATCAATCGCCCACAACCCAGCTTGGATTGGTTCAAATTTCGATGCTAGCCCAGTCACTATTCTTCCTGCGTATGGGATGAGAGGTGCTCCCATTCTCATAGACGCTGCCATGCCGGGGCGTGATGCTGCGACATTAGCTGCGGCTCCGGTATTGGCAATCGCCCCGTCAATTGTCTCTAGAGTATCGATTGCCTTGTCAAAAACAGAAGTCTTCAAGACATTTGGGGTTGCCCCAATATCTGGCGTAACTCGGGCGTTGTTGTCTGGATTGAGGTTGTCCAGCTTGTTCCGTAGCCATGTGGTAAAATTCATTGTTGCATCCCTTGGGTTTGCATTCCTCCCATCTCAGCCGGGGCAGTGCCGATCTTGCCGATCTGCGCGTTCTGCATCTGCTGCATCTGGAATTGATATTGCTCTGCATATTTTTGCAGACGCTGACCGAATGCCTCGTCGGATGACGCACGCTGTGCGACGTCTGGTTGCTGCACATATGCCTGCAACATCTGCATGGCGATCTGCGCACCGTTTGGCCGGGCAGGCACCTCGATGCCTGCGTAGATCTTCGCGATGTCGTCGGTGACCTCCTTCATAACCTTCTGCTGTGCCTCCTCGGCAGGCTGGAGCACGTAGTCGGCAAACATTGGGTTGATTGCCTGCGCCGAGAATTCAAGGAGCTTGTCGGTGTCCAATCGACCATTGCGGTCGAATTGCAGCAGACTCACCATGTTCCGCAGTTGCGTCTCGGCAACCTCAGGATCCGACGACTGGGTATCGAATGATACCACGATGGAGAAATTGTCGTCGGGCGATCCCTTCGACATGATCTGGCCATTCGGATTTCCGGTGACTTGGAAGAATACCTCGTCAGGTCCGACTCGCTGATAGAGTTTGAATGCCATCGTCAGCACATCACGCACATGGTCGAGAAATTTGTTTATATAAAATTGCTGCTTGATGGTCGCCAGAGGATTGTCGAGATCGAGACCAACGGCACGGTCGGCTTGAATCTTCATCGCCATCTCGATCTCCATCGACCCTTGATCCATTTGCGGCACCGGGCCGAATGCGATCTCCCCGAGGCGACGGTATGGCACACGGCGACCCGGTCCCCAGTCGCTTGGTGGTCGCCCAGCTGGGTGCATGATCGGTGGCAGTGTTGCTAACGATGCCCGGTCGATGCGTGAGTCGCGCTCGGTCTTGATCTGCATCTGCGGGCCTCGCAGGATGTCTGCGAACGATAGCGTCTCATACATGCGCTTCTGATCGTTCGCCAACCGGGTGACGACAAACGGGTAGTCGTCCATGCCATTGAGAAGCTCATGCTTGGCATAGCCATCTGTGTCTGGGTGGAAGACGGTGCAGTAAATGCCCTCTGAGCCGTCCTCTTCATCAATCAAGCGTTGGTATGCGTAGACGACCATGACAAGCTCCTGCTCGTCAACGATGGGCAGCAAGGACGCACGCTTCATTTTCTCGCCGTCGTAATACATTGAGTCGTTGCCTCTCAGGTTTTGGATAGCATTTTCCACCCAGTCCTCATCCCATCCCTCGTTGGTGACTTTTTTCTCAAGCTCTTGCGCGGTCAGGAAGCACCTCCAGAAAATCCATGGCGCACGCTGCGGGTCGGAAACGTAGGATGGGAAAATTACCTCGCCGTCGGGCGCACAGGCATATGCCACTGGGCAATCGACACTCTGCCTCGGTGCCGGGATCTGCGTCTCACCCTTGGTGCGTAGCTCCTTGACACACTTCTTGGCACGCTTGTCGGATAGCTTCGGGAATGCCTGTTGCAGCATGCTGATGACGATGTCGTCATTCGTCTCGTCGAGGATGATTTCGATTAATTCAGGTGCCTGCTCGGCAATCTCATCGAGAGTCATCGGTTGCAGGTAGGTGCGAGACTCGCGCTTCCACCCGACGTAGGTGACCATCAACCCCTTCTCGAGCAGGTAGTTTGCACCCTGCTCCATCTGGTTTTTGAAATCTGGGATGTAGGACGACTTCATCCATTTCAAAAATGACGAGACGACGCCTGCGCGTGCCATCGATGCCATCGATGTTGGGAATGCTTTGATGTGACTGCGTTGCAGTGCTTGGTCGAAAATGGAGACGTAGGTATTGATGCGCTCGCCGATCACGTTGACCTCTTGGTCTGACGCACCCTGCCATGGGAATGCGGTGGCACCCGACTTTCTCAGGTCTTCGGTCTTGCCGTCCCAGATATTTCTGCGGTCGTTGTAGCTGCGCAGGCAGGTGTCGAAATACGTGTCGAGATCGCCAAGCGTCGTATTGTATGCATCTGCGAGCGCGTCGATATCCGGCTCATCTGATGCGTAGATAAGCTCATCGTTGCCTTCCATCTTTTCCATTTCGCTCATTGCAATACCTTGTATTTGTTTTCGCCGATCTCAGGTGCCCTCACGACGGTGATGCGCCTATTGATCGAATTCTCCCTGCGTCGAGGGAGGAAGATTTCAATCAGCATCCCGTCAAGCACTCCGTAGACAAATTTTTTGTTTCTGGCAAGCCGTATGACCCGCACATCGAAGCTCTCTGGTTCCGATTCGATAGATTGTTCAATAGCAGGTTCCTTATTAAGAATACTATTAATGATTTCTTCTGCTTTTTCTTTTCGTTTAGTAGCCACCTGTTCCATATGTTGTTACGTTAATCTCTGAACTATCTACATGATCTATGCCAGCAATTGCGGCATAGCGCAAGACGTCAATAGGATCCTTCCATGCTTCTTTCAATCCACCCTCGCCAGTGTATTCGCTCAGTGCGTGAATGATGTTCTCGCACTCGTCGGAAATATAGAAATGAGGACGGTTGATGCCGTCCATCGCCTTCGATGTATCCCACGACATTTTTGAGAGCAGTGCCTGCAAACCGTCCTCAATCTCAAGGCCCGGTGCCGGGACGAATACCATGTCCTGCTCTGCTAGATCTTCGATGATCGACGATGACCCGTCTGCTGCTTGGTATTTCGCAGCACCAAGGCGGGGGTCGATCAGACGCTCGAAGATCTCTTCCTCGCCTTCAAGGTCATGGATGATGTCGATGTAGTCGCGAATGCCAAGCCCTTGTCCCTTGGCACCGTCTCCGGGCAACCATTTGCCAGACTTCCATTCCGCCCAGTCTCCGACATCGACGCCGGGATATTCACGGTAGACCCAGAAGGTGCCGGAAGCATCGACTGCAATCCAGCACATGAACCATGCCTTGGATCCGGCAGGGTCGAGCACCATGTATCGGGTCACGTTGTTGGTCGGGATCTTCTCCGGCGGCACCACGTTCACTTCTTTGTTGAAGCGCGGGAATTTAGTCGCGTGCGACTTCACTGGCACACCGTAAGCGCGGATGAGGATCTCTTCCCTGCCTCGCCCCATCAGTGCCTCCTTGATCCGGTGGTAGCCACCGAATGGGTTGTCCTGAGAGTGGAAGTAGTGGATCGATGCATTCCGCTTCTGACTGCGTTGCACGTATGGCACCAACTCGCCGTTGAGTAGTTCCGCCTCACGGCTTTCAATCGTCTTGGCACCGTCGAGGAATTCTTTGATGACCTCGGTGTAGCCGTCGATCGGCGTGAACGTCAGGAGGAGCTTTGCATCTCGAGTAGCAAGGCGGAACCGCAGCGTGTTGATCAACTCCGGCCCAAGCAAATACTCGTCCAGCCACACACCGACGTTGTGCCATTTCGGGTTGCGGCTGCCAAGCTCGGCACCTTCCAAGATCGTCGGGTTGTTTTGATACTGGGAGTAGGTCTTGAAGATGATCTGACTGCCGTTGGGCAAGATCAATGACGAGTCTGTGAATCCGTTCTTCTTGGTGTAGGAGATATAGGTGCCACTGGTCGTCTGCTTCATCCGCATCTCGGCCGGCAACCAATCCCAGACGGCACTCTGTTGCTGCCGGATGGATACCTCGGCAGTCTGCGCGAAGCAGAATATCTCTGACCCGGGATTCTCGAGCGCCGCCCGCACAATCGTGAAGGCACCCCAC